ATGCAGCCACAAGTAACTGTTGTAAATACACCAGTTTATTTGTAACCAATTAATAACTAGAAGAGTCTAACAAGACAAAGGGAGGTAAAGCTATGGCTTTAGATGTAATTAAAGGACTAAGACCCAGCATAATGAAGAATTTTGTTGAGGAAGGAATCATATACAGTAAAGAAAATACTGGACGTGCAGAACACGGCAGACCAATTAACACTGTAGGTACAAGTAAGATTATGAACTACTGTGAAACAGCTGTGTTGGATGCAATCAGAATGAACAATAAAGGTAAGTCTAAAGATGAAATAAAAGAACATCTTGATTCTTTATTAGATGACCTTGGTTTACAGATATATGAACAGTACAGATTCCAACAAGCTGTGTACTATGCACTATCTGATTTAGCATACAAACAAATAGGTATGTTAGCACCACAAACAGCATGACATGTCTAAGTGGGATGAAGAGAGTCTCAACAGACTACTCAAAGAACTAGAACTAGAACTGACTGTCAATGATACAGTCCAGGACTTAATTAAAGAACTCAAAAGAGGAAGGAGAAGATGACTAAGTTAACAAGCTATGAAGATTTATTATTTGAAGAATTAAAATCTACTAGCAGATTAATTAAGAGCAAGATTCAATCACGTAACAGTATGATTACACACTTGTTTGATGCCAGAAGTACAACAAAGATGACAGTAGATGACATCGCTGCAGCTGCTGGTATATCACGCAAGCATGTGTACACGATAGTAAACAAGGAAGGTAACGATGGCAAAGTTTAATTTAGAGAACTACGAGACAGTAGAAGATAGATTAAAAATATTCTGGAAGGATAATCCAGACGGCAGAATAGAGACAGAGATAGTACACATAACTACTGACGGTACATGTGTAACTATTAAAGCAGAACTATACAAGGACCTAACAGATGCAAGACCAGTGACTACTGGTACAGCACAAGAGACTAAAGGTCAAGGTGGCTTTGCTAATGCTGACGCATGGATGGAGAACTGCGAGACTTCTGCAATAGGTAGAGCTTTAGCTAACTGGAAATACCAGGGCAGCAATAAACCTAGACCAAGCAGAGAAGAGATGAGCAAAGTATCTGACAGTAAACCAGCTGCACCTAAAAAAAAACCTATAGCACAAGAGACCAAGACATCCCTTTCTAATGAGATGAAGGAGATAATCTTGACCATGTGTGCAGGTGATAAGAAGTTTGCAGCTAACGTATGGAAGTACACCGTAGATAGAATGGCTGTCAAGCAAGGTATGCCAAAAGTTATGGCAGACTACAGCGATGATAACCAAAAAACATTTATAGATGTAGCTTCTAAATATATAGAAAAACAAAAGAAAACATTTGAAGAACGTCAAGGTAATTCAGATGTAGTCAATGACATCATTGAAACATTTAATGGTGACGTAGAAGTAAAAGAAGGAGACGACATGGCAGACATACCAAGCGGAGACTGGGAGAAGGACGCACCTAGTGAGAAGCAACTCAACACATTTAATAACTGTGTTAACAAAGCTATTGACAACGGAGACGATGAGCTTGCAGCAAAAGCTAAAGCAGCATTGTCAAGCGGTAAGATAAATAAAGGTAATATCTTTGACTGGGTAGATACAAATACCTGGTCCTTGAAGGACGGTTCATAACATGGCTTACGTACACGGAGTCAAGGAACCTAAGCAAGGCACGGATTCATACCGTGTCCTGGAGAAGTTAAGAGAACATAGACATGACTGGGTATGTGGTACTACATTCCAGAAAATGTTTATACCTACATATTCGCAGCGCATAGCAGACCTACGTAAGATGGGTCACGGCATACATGCTGCACAATGTAGAGACCATATGTTCTGGCACCATGACCATAAAGGTAATGTTGCTATGTATTCGTTAACAGACTTTGAGGAGGCACCATTCTAATGAGTGATTTAAAAAATGTAGAGACACTTGTATTGATACAAGAATTATTAACAAGACAAACAGACAACGGAACTAAGTTGTTTAGAGAAGCAACTATCACTGCACCAGATGGAAGAGTACAACTCTTAGGTATTATGGCTGCAGTAGAGATGAAGTTAACATTACCAAAAGATAAAGAGGAGGAGTAATGAAACTAGGTAAAAAAAGGTCTATAAATTTTAGATACAAAAGAGCCAATGTTCATTCTCCTGCATTATCAGATATGGAGTATGCGTTGTCTTGGACAATATCTTTATTTAAAATGAAAGAGGAAGAGTAATGGTAATGGACATGATGTTAGAAGATGCTATTAAAGAATCTAAGATGTGGGAGATAAACAATCCCAGGGTACACGCACTGCTGCGTAACTTCATGTTGTTTGTTGACCACTCTGAAACTATAGATGACACACAGACACAAGAAGTGTTGTCTTATCTCTTGACTTTAACACGTGCATACGGTGACCCTAACTTTAAGGTACCAGTAAACGGTTAAAGAATCTTTAGGTTATCCCATCCTTTTTTATTTACAGTAAATGTGAGTACACCTGGATGGGACCAAAGACCAGACCTAGCTGTAAAGTCTATGCTTTTATCTAAGCTAGGAGATTGAAACCAAGTCCTATCACCTTGCTGCTTTGCACGGAAGTGATGATAGTGACCTGTAATAAGAATTTGTACGTCACTCATCGGTAAGAATCCATACATCTGACCCTTCCACCAGTTCTCTATTTTATTCTCTGGATTACCACCGCTGCCACCAGTCATGTGTCCATGTGTCCAGCCGCATGGTATTGATTTGATAGTCATTACCTGGTGAAAACCATCTGGCACTTCTACTGTTACATTCTTGTAACGTTCTTTATTAGCAGACATAATCTCTTCACATATCTGTAAGTGCATGGTATCAGAGTTATCTAATCTGCTTGTTGCAACTTGACCTTTACTGGTCCTGGACATCTCACCATGATTTCCTGGCGCACCTGCAAGTATTAACTTATCTGCATGTGGTAAGAATGTATCTATTGTTTTCATAATCATTGACCTAGCTAATGCGTATTGCTCAATCAGTGTGAGAGAAACATTGTGTGGCTGGCTCTCGTAAAAATGCGGTGTACAGTTTTCTGTAAGGTCCCCTAATCCTATCATATATATTTCATCTATCATTACACCAGACTTGCGCAGCTCTTTGATTCTGTTGACTGCATCTTGCAGCGCTATGTCATAACGTTTAATAGTATTCTCTACTCCAAAGTCCTTCTTACCTAGCTGCCAATCAGCCATAAAGAATAAGAATGCTGTATCACCACCATGAGTTTTTAATTTAAGAGGTGGTTTTCTACCTGCTTGTTTGAATAATGCTTTGAAGTATTTATCTTGACCAGGATTCTTCTTACGTACTATACCTTTAAATGCAAAAAAGGTTTCTGTTCTGCCACCTTTCAATTGTACATTCCAGCTACTAGCTTTAACTGTATCTACAATTTCATATAGCTTGGGGTCAAACCCCCAGTCACGCAGAATATCATCAAACTTATTTCTAAAGTCTGGGTCCGTGCCAACGTGTGTGATTTCACCTTGACCAGTGGCTTCGTTAACCTCTAGTCCAGGTTGCCATCCAGATTTATAGAAGTTATTACCCCATTCTTCTGGAACTTTATTAGTCATATACTAACCTCCCTGTTATAACCATTATACATAGCTGCAACAGGGTAAGTTACGTTTTAAAAATTACTTGCTTACTTGTTTTTTAGCAAACTCTTTTACTACAACTAAAGCTGCACCTGCACCAGACATAGCAGCTAGCTGAAGAGCCGATGCGTCAACACCGACTAATGGAGCTACTGTTAAAGCCCCAATAAAGGCTTCCACAAAAGTCCAAAGAGTTTTTTCTAACATTGATTTAAGTTCTACACTCATCGTATTAGTTTTCCTAACTTTAATTTGTTTTCTATGTTTTCAAGTTTAGCAATAATTATGTCTAATTTCTTTTGTAAAGAATTAGGATGTACCATATCTGGTTGTGTTTTATTATTTATGCTAGGATTATTTTTCTCTATAATCCATTGTCTCCAGGAATCACCAGGACAATTAGTTTGTTTAAAAGAACTATGTGGTCTAAGTTCACCACCTACTTGTTCATGGAGCCAGGCAACGGCTGCACGAGCTTCAGCAGAAGGTTGGTCGGTAGGTTTGGAGCCACCAAGCCAACACACAGCAACGTAATGCTTGTTATTGTAATTAATTTCTTCCCTGTTGTTGCCGCCTTGTGCAGCACTCCTGTTTCCAAAACCTCTTGCTTCATATAATTGTCCTGTATCTCCTACTATAAAGTTATATGCTACATCATTCCAGTTTCTATCTACTTGATGTAGTCTTTGTATAGTTTTACACTGGTCCATCTCTGCTTGATTACCAATAGCTACTGGATAAGCAGACCAATGTACTACTAAACCTTTTACTTCTCCTAACTTAGAATAATTTTTTTTAGCGGGTTTTGCACCCCAGCTATCTCTACTTATTATTTTCACAATGAGTACTCCCGTGTTTACAGTTACATATTTGTACGAATGAACCGTCCTCTTTTATATTAACAGAACACATTACTTACCTCCGCAACAACCACTACCGCAGCAATCCATATTATCCTCCTAGTTTAATTAATATCTCTGTAATTGCAGAGTTTAATTCTTGTTCTCTCATAGCTAAAGATAATAAATCTTCTTTAGCTGAATCTATTTGAACAATTAATACTGCTACTTCTTGTTGTAAATCATTTACTGTTTTAAATAACCATCCAACAAGAGCAGCTAAACCACCTTGTAATATTTGTGACAAGTTTACTTGTGCTTTCATTTATACTCCTATTAAAAACATTCCTACTAATGATATTACCGTAGCAATCAGCAGAAGTGTTTTATAAAATTCTGATTTGTCTATTTTTGCATTAACTTTTTCGTGTAATACATCAATGCGTTGATTAATTTGTTTTAATTCTTGTTTCAATTCTGCCTGTCCTTCTTTAATAAGTTCTAAATATTGTTTTGTAGTAAAGCCGTTACTACTAGAATCAGACATTATGGTAAGTCCTCGTGAGATAACCAATCCCAATCTTCTTTATATACTGTGCGATTATTCCAGTCATACTCACTTAATTTTTTAAGATAAGATACTATCTCTTTACAGAGATAACCTACGAAGAAACCAATAATAAAATCCATACATAGGATTGTATCATATGATTATTTATTTTAATCAAATTGTATATTGCCAGTACCAGCAGTTATTAAAGCTGTTGTAAATCCACCAGTAGTAGTTTGTGATATTGTTAAACCACCACCAGGATTTGTAAGAGTGTAAGCATCTGGAAATTTAATTCCAATAACACCACTACCACCATTTAATCCATCAATGTGAGAATTATATCTTGATGGACCACCATATCCTGTATTTGCACCTGCACTTGATGGTCCAGTACCATTAACACTATTTTGTCTATCTGAACCACGACCACCTATTGAATATTCAACACCATTTACCCAAGTAAACCCTTGACCAGATGTCATTGTGCCGTGTGTTCCATCTCCACCAGAACTAGATTTACCACCACCAGCACCACTCTCAAAATAGTTTGTACCATAATCGCCATCATTACCTTGACTAGGTGTTAAAGATAATGCTTCTCCTTCATTACCAGAGGACCTACCTCCACCACCTGCTCCACCACCAGAACCTCCATTATAACCTACACCATAACCTGCTCCACCACCACCACCACCTTTAAGTGTTAGTGTTCCATTAGTTGCATCGTTCCAAGTAGTATCTCCACCTGCTGAACCTGGATTAGAAATATCGCCTTCTGTGTCATAACCTGTTCCTCTTGAACCACCAGCTCCAATAGTCATAGTATATGTTTGACCTGTATTCCAAGTTGCTAATGCCAATCCACTATCGTTGTTACTAAGTAAACCACCTGCACCACCACCACCACCTGGTTGTGTCAAAGGTAAGTTTCTTGGTTGGTTACCACCAGAACCACCACCACCAGCAGCAGCAAACCACTCTGCTTCTAAAGCTGGTGTGCCTCCTTGAAATCCAAATCGTGTTGCACCTAATGGCATATGGACCTCCTAGCTAAAATCTAATAATGAATTAATTAATGGTGTACCAGCATCAAAGAACAAGAATGACACTAAGTCCACATCATTAGCACCTGTGCTAAGTGTAAGACCAGCAGCACCTGGAGTAAGTCCTGTAACATTACCACCACCATTAACTGTTATTGCGTTAATAGCCATAGTTCTGCTACCTGTTCCATCTTGTGTTACCTTCATTGTGAAAGAAGAAGTACCATTTGTTGGTACATTTGTAAAATCTATGTCTGTAATATTTTCTGATACTGTTATAGAACCAGTATTACCATTTGCTAAATCAACAGCAATAACACCAGAACTAGAAGTCAATGCAACATCTGTTTCTACATAGTCAGTTAATGCTGCTCCTACAACAGCTCCATCTTTTAATGTAACACTGTCTATAGCTACACCATTAGCTGATGTCTTTTCAGATATTGTATCTACTTTTAGTTCGCTACTCATTTACGAGTTCCCAACCTTGGGTGTTGTCACCTTGGTATGCGTTCTCGTTCCAAATGTA